TCAAACTTGTTTCTGACACCGAAAAACGTCCTACTTTATCCACAGATATGTCTGCACCATTTAAGAACCATCCACTTACGACATTTGTTTTACGATAATATACATCAATCACATTTGGTACTTCTTTAGAACAAATTAAATAATATCCGTCTTCTTGGATATCTTCTATTTTTTCAACATATGCTGTATTTACACGACGTTCTCCATTTTCTGTTCTTATAAAGTTGATAGCAACATTATTTAGTAATTCTTCTACTTGATTTTTACTTTGTGTATATTCATACAAACGGATTTTTAATGTAATCAAGTCTAAATACGTTACAAAATAAAACATTTATTAATTATAAATATAATAATAAATGTTTTAAATTTATTTTTTCAATTCTTTATAGGTTGCTGTGTTCTGTCCTTCAGTTGATACACTTGGTCTATCAATAGGTGCATCTTCTTCTAAACCAATATCTGATTTGATTACTTTAATCTCTTCCATTACTTGTTCTTGATATTCTGGATGTTCTTTGTTCAATCGTTCAATCTCATCACGATTTTTCAGCAATGCATTCAACAAATCACGTTTACGCTTTCTCAAGTTTTCTAACCATGAATTAATTTGTTCGATTTCCATTGTTTTGTGTGCATAATATCTTAGACTTTCTGTATCTGGAGTACCTCGTTTAGACTCTTCTTGTAATGCTTTTTGTCTATCTTGAATATCACGCATCTTTTGTTTTGTCTCACGTTGTTCTTGTGTTTCACGTTGTTTATAAATATCTGACAACTTGTCTTGTTGTGATACTTCATACTCTTCTTTTACAAACTCTTCGTTTGTTGTAATTGGAAACCAATGCCCTTGACGATACGGCCATAATTTGTGTTTTGAATCTACTCCTTGAATCAAATGTGTTGCATGTTTAATATACTCATCTTCTGTTGCAAATGCTCCTCGAAACTTTAAAAATCCATACACTCCATTCACTGGTCGTGGCAACAATTTAAACGAAAACAATCCCCATTCTTGTCCTGCAAGTGGTGGATCGACCGGTAATCTTTCTACACGATCTACTTTAATTATATTCTCTTTCTTTAATACTTCTAATTGTTGGTCATTCATTCTTATTATTTCTATTATGAAGAATTTTTAAATCTATTCTTTAATTCTACTCTTATTTTCACACTTCTCAATAATGATATTATAAATTTTATAGGTTGTTTTAGTCTTTGTTCTATAATTACATTATTCAAATACTCTAATTCTTTATTTATTTCTTTATTTATATCACATAATCTTTCTTCCAACTCGTTTATTTTATCATTATGATATGTATTTATTTTTTCTATTAACTTATGTATATTACTATTATTACACTGTATCGTTTTACTAATCAATAGTATTATGTCTTTTATTGATATCTCTGGTATACATAATAAATCCAACACTAATTCTGGATGATACTCCACTCTTTTATTTTTAAACAACATTGTTATCATATCATATCGATAGTAGTTTATTATATACGGTGATAATTCGTATAGTATAATATTATCATTCTTTACTATATACCATTTCAGTAATTCAGTATTCTCTATTATATTATAAAATAGTTCTCTTTTTTTATTCTTTTTTATACTATTATTCTCATATATCTCTATTAATATCTTATTTTCCATACTAAATAATTTTATCATTTGTTTCTTATGATGTTCTAAACAATATATCATTGTTGTTGTATCATAATACAAACTTGATAGAATAAACGATTTCAATTCGTCTATTGGTAATAATTCTACAAATTTTATATTCTCATCGTATATTATATGTTTTAATGACGGATACAATGTTGTATAATACGTCTTCTTTTCATGATTTCCTAATAATAACTTACTATTTTTTATTATTGCTGATATAAATCCCTGTTCTTTATAAAACGACATCTCTAATCTTATAATTCACATTTTCAAAAAAACATTTTTTTTCTTTGTCAGTATTAATATAATATGAGTATGGATATGGAAACCATCCGTAAAATTAACCGTAGTGCTCTTCGTGCCGCTCGTGAATCCTTAAATAGTTCTAATATGAACATGAAAAATGATATGGATATGAATAATGTTTTAATCGCACTTGTATCTGGTGCTGTTATTTATTGGCTACTTACTACTTATAAACCTCAATTTGTTATGACTAAATCAATGGACAACCAACAACACGTTGATAATATGCGTTTATGGTTTATTACTGCTGTCGCCGCTCTCGTTGTTTATTATATTCTTGCTCAACAACATTAATTTTTTATTAATAACAATAAAAAATTAATATATAAACCACCCATTACTACCATTGCTATATATACTGAGACTATTGTAATTTTGGTTTATCACTACTCCATTAGGTTGTGATAAACCAATAATTGTGTCTTCACTACTTGCTACAATCGTTATATTATTATTCGATGCATTTCCACCTTCATCTACTACTATATATTTTTTATAATTATTCGAGGTATTTAAGTCAGAAATAGAAGGTAATCTCAATGTAATATCAGAACTTGAAGTATCAACGGCAAGAATATCGTCTGTAGATGATATATCTCCAGATACATTTATTTCTCTTCTAGTATATCCAGAAGTTAATTGAATTTCAGTTCCAGACTGATCTATGTTGATTGAACTATCAGGAGATGTAAATGTTCTAAATTCAAATGGATCACTTGTACCAGTGACATATACTTCACTTCCATCTCCAATATTAGTAGCACTAGATGTAGTAGTAGTTGTAAGATTTTTCCAAGTGCCACCTCCAGTATGAATGAATACATCTTGTGTATTTTCATTCCATGCTAATTGTCCTCCTGATAGTCCAGGATTACCATTTGGAACACCATTTATACCAGTTATTTTAATAAACCCATTCGATATATCAGTATTACTATTACTAGGTGTTACGATATTTCCATTGTTTGATATATCAATATTACCATATACAAATAATGTATCACCATTTGTAAGATTTATGTCTCTACCACTTGTATCATTACCAATTAATAAAGTTTGATTTAAATTTTCTCCACCACCACCGCCATTGAAAGGGACCCATTGAATACCAGTATGTCCATAGAAAGTATCATTATTTGCATTAAAAATCACATTACCTATTTTTCCAAATGTACTACTTGGTAATCCTTCTCGTATTGGTATTTTTAATACAGATGTGAATATACCATGATTATTAATACAGTCTTTATTAAATTTTTTGTACATCTTATTTAACATCAATAAAAAAAATATAATTGTAATTGTATTTTAATAAATACATAATAAGAGTAATAAATGACAAGTGATATAAAACAATATTTTAATGGATTGATAGATAAATCTATATCATGTAACGTATTGATAAATATTAACATAACGAATACGATAAATTATGTAGATACAAGTGATTACACAGTACCAGTATATTTATATTCTAGGATACAAGTACTCTTGAAAACAATGAATGCACAGATAAATAAAACGATAACCATAGATGGACGGTTAATGCTTGATATTGACTGTATAAAATTAAAAGATTTTATAAGTAGTCTGGATAAATGGATAGATAAACATAACTCATATAAAGATGTTATACAAGAAACTACTGTATATATCTAAATAATTATTCATGATTAGATAATAATTATGAATAATATAGAGAATGATATTTTAAAAAATACAATAAACGAAATTGTTAAATATAAAGTTGAACCATTTATTTATGATACATTTTTATTAAATTCAAAAAAATATGATAGATGGATGCCAATAAAAATACTATTTGAAAAAAAAGATAAAGATAAACAAACAACATGTAGAAGTATTGATTTAATAATAGGGACAGAAGTATTGATTACTCTACCATTTTTTTTAATAGAAGATAATAAACAAGAATATAAAAAAGAAGTTTATGTAGATTCATACGAATTATTATTAAATGAACTTAATTTTGATGGAGTATATCCAAAATTGTTAAACACTCAAGTAGTACAATTGAGAGTGAATGACACAGAGAATGTGCGTCGTGCATATGTGGTAAATCAATATATTATACAAGCAAATACATCTCACGTACACCAACAGCAATGTCTGTATGAACCATTATTCGATATAGTAACCCCAAATGACAAAAAGACAATGAATACATATGAAATAACTGCGTGTATTAATGGATTTTGTATATATACAGAAGCAAAAATACACAAAATAAGGGTGTGTTTGAACAATGTAACTATATTTGAATCAAGTGGTATGTTAGTTGATTTAGTAGTAAAGAAATTAAAGACGAACCATTATTATGTACCATTAAACAGAGAAACAGTTATCTATAATTTGAACACACACACTTCTTTAAATTGTGTGAATAATATGATTACAATAGAAATAGTATCAGATACTATAATAAAGAAATTAGGTATATATATATTAACACTTAATGGATTTGAATACAATCAAATGCGTTTATACAAGTTACTGAATAATAAATTTACAAAAATACCACTTGAATATAAGGAATACAAAAAAGAATTATGTCCTATAACTCGAACGTGTATTAACAAACTTGACATGTATATGATATGTAATACATGCGATTATGGCTATCATCTGAAAGATATAAAACAATGGTTGAAAGACAATAGAGTCTGTCCAATGTGTCGTAGTGAATGGACAGATTTTAATACATACGTTAATCAATAATTATTGATTCTACAATGTTTCCAATTCAATATTCGTTATAACTAATAAAGTATTTATTAGTTATAGATTTCAGATAAACGTCTAATAATAAGTACAAAAGGATCCGCGTGGAATTGAACCACGAACCTATCGATCTGCAGTCGATTGCTCTACCATTGAGCTACGAATCCATCCAGTCTTTTACATTCAGATGTTTTACAATGGATATACGTGATTGTGTCGTGTAATCAAATTATAACGCGAAGAGCAGGATTCGAACCTGCGCGGGTAAAACCCATCTGATTAGCAGTCAGACGCCTTAACCACTCGGCCATCTCCGCGTATAATATATACTTATTTCTTTAAATATTTTACTTTATATAACTATCGTCGAATGGATATAATGAATAATATCTACAATCTTTTTCATCAATGTCTCTTTTACATACAAGTTCGTCCCTTTGTCTTTCATTAATATACCATTCTTCAAAATATCTATAATAATATATATCATTTCTTTTGTATATTTAGAAAAGGTGCGAACTTCAGTCAATGATTTTATACAGGAATACTTGTGTTTAATACATTCTTTTTCTATTTTTGTCAAACCCACTAATATCTTAGGATATTTCAATATAATCGTATGTTGTGTATTATCAATCTTAAATAATACACGTAGTGTAGTTTTTTTAGACGGCAATGACTTAATATCTAAATCATTAAAAAAACATCATCCTCTTGAATCAAATTATAAAAGTCCTTCATGTTTATATTTACTTAATGAGTTATAATGAATGCTTAGAAACAATTAATTTGAAATTGTAAAACAATACAGGATAAGATATTCAATTTTAGTATAAAAGTCTGTCCACTGGTTTAGAAATACGACAAGAACGACGTACTTGTTTATGTGTTTTATTATGATAAGTTTGTTGGTTATATTCCGATCTACAATACGGACATATCTTTTTTTCTAGAACGTAATATACAGATGTTGATACGGCATGTGGTACATTACTTTTACATAATTTATATAATGTTAGTGGTTCATAACTTACAATACAAGTGTCATTTGTAGGACGGTTTATAATATCCTCTGTAGTATGAATACGATATGTTACTAATTCGTTTAATCTATTAAGTACATCTTTATTATCCAAACCATACTCTTTAGCTCTTATTTTGAAATCATCATATTGGTAAAATTCAATTGTTTTATAAATTAAAGCATAAAAAACAGCAGGTGGGAATTTAGGGTTATTACAAAATACATGAGATATTGTTAGTATTGTATTCAATAACTCACAAAACATAGTTATTTGTTGTGTAAATGAACATCTGTTAAACATAATTGTTATGTGTTTAACATAATTTATTGCTATTTTGGTAACCTCTTCTTTCTTATTAGAAGGTAACGTGTACCACCTATCAGATGATACATCCGTCAATGCGTATTTCAGCGATGTATATGAGTCCATTGTAAGTATTTGTAGTTTCAATTACCGAATCTATTATATATTTCATAAGAGGTACATATAATCAGTTTTATTAGTTTAATTAATTTAATTAAACTAATAAGTGTTCCCAGCGAGACTTGAACTCGCGACCTTTGGCTCATAAGACCAATGCTCTAACCAACTGAGCTATGAGAACTGTTTAGTCTTTAATTTACATTCTTTGGTGTGTCTCAATTCTACGATTATTTAATATTTTTACATTGTTTTAAGTATTTTTACGGTATAATAATGGACTAATCACTTTCAAATCCAGTGTCCTCTTGTACTTCTTCAACTTCTTCATTAAAATCGTCGTCCTCTTGTAGTTCTTCTACTTCTTCAGAAATTGTGTTTTTCTTTGCAAGTCTCTTTACTG